CTTCTGAACCTTCTAAAAATAACTGAATACTGCCTTTAAGTTTCATAATAGAAAATCATTCCTTTTTGCTCTGTTTGTGGATTTGGTTTGACCAGTTTAGCATCCTTGAAAAATTCATCATTTAGGGGAGGAATATCTGGACGATGCTACTGTCTCTGGCCCAGCTCGAGCTGGGCCCAATTAATTAACCTTACCTTGGCTTCTATAGGGCAGCGAGGCGCTGCTCTAGGTGTTAGTTAGTAACTTTAGAGTTAGGTGGATGTTCTTGTCATCTTCTTCAGATTACTCTCCTCCAGACGCCTGGCGGGCCTCCTTTAGCTTTCGTCCGCAGTAACAACAGTAAACCATATAGTTCTCTGAAGGGGTGCCGTTGTTAACGACAAACTGGTGGGCACATGAGGTATTCCAAGCCCCTTCTTCCTCCCAAGTCGTCCCCTCTTCCTCCCAAATCCAAGTACAATAAGGCACTTCTTTCTCAAACTCTATAGCTTCTTCTACTGTCTTAAAGGGTCCGTGGAAGATAACCGTATCTTTTTCTGCCTCGGACTTGTCGGACTCTGTTAGTAGTTGAACATTAAATCTGTTGAGGTACTCTGTTGTGTACCAGTGTGGTTTGTCGTTAATCATCAGAAAAATGGGTCTGAAACCCCACCCTTTAGCGATTACCCTGGCTTCTATAGGGCAGCGAGGCGCCGCTCTAATTCTTCGATACTCTCTTCAGCGAGGAGATCATTCTTCTTACGCTCAATGAGAGCCAGTAGGTTATGCCGAGTCTCCTCTCTAGCGAGGGCCTGCTTAGTGGCCTCAGCGCGGCCCTTAACATGAGCAATGACAAATTTGACTATGTCTAGCTTTTTTTGTAAGAGAGTAATCTCATCGTTACTATCAATGAAGTCTACGCAGCCGCAGGCTGCGATACGCATGTTAAGCTCATTAGCAATAGCATTAAGAGAGGGCGTATTGGTTGATTTAGACTTGAGGCTAAGACGGAATAGATCCTCAAGCGTGAGGTCACCGCTAACAGAGGGGAAGCGGTACCGGGCAACGAGAGCATCAATAATGGTATTGAGTTCCATAGTTCTTCTAGAATGTGACTTTGAAAGTACGTCTACGTGTGGAGCTATCCCCCACGCGGCATGTAAAACTAGCGCGAGTGGTGCTAGAGAAGCCTAGGCCAGCAAGTCCATTAGGCGTACTGCTGACTGGTATCATGCTGCCTAGTAACTCGAACACGCGCTTGTGATCTCGTAGTAGATCAGCGCGAATGAATTCATTAAAGAAGGGGCGGATGGGCCCCTCGGGTACAGCCTTATCTAAGAAGATAAAGAAGTGTAGGTTACCGTGCTGTGTATCCCCCCAGTGATTAGGACTGGTAGTAATGAGACGGACCTTCTGCCACTGATTAGTGCCCATACCCCACGTAGTAAGAGAGCGGCTTGTAGCACTAGATGGTTTAAGAAAATCACTATCTGTATCTAACTTTAGCACGCCATTAATCATACTGAAGCGAGCTACGTTTACAGTTTTTCCAGTAGGCATCGGGGTCTCATACGTGAAGGTGTAGAACTGGCCCCCCTTCGTCTCGATGTCTACCTGGAAGCCGATATCAACGCTACTACGTTTATTAAACTGATTAACAGACAATAGATACTCAGCATTAGGTGCCTTATTGGCAAATGCTATATTCTCAACGGGGGTATTAGTTAGACCATAATAACTGGCGTTAGCATCTACATCGAGCTCACCGCCACAGGCCTTTCTACTTCCGTAGTAGATTATATTGCCGTTAAACTGAAGGTGAAGGTCTAAGTCATCAGTATTATACCACATCAATCGGCAGCACAGGGCCCCGTCTACCTTACCGCCGGCAGCCTTGACACGCTGACGACTACTATCAGCTAATTGATTATTGTAGCTCCAACCCATACCATTAGGCCACTGAAAGAAGCTAGGGGTATCCGTATCTACAGGGGCCGTCATAGTAACTAAATTATTTATCAGCTTATCTTCAAATAGGATCTCCATAGATGTGATATGGGGCACTACGCTGCTAAGGAACTCGCTGAAGCTAATATCTTGCTGAGTAATACGCGGGTTAGCCACTACAAGCATATTGTTGAAGAAGTCGTTCTCGATGGGCGTTGGTAGTCTATCAACATATAACCACTCGTCAATAGGGACATCATCGATAGTGGCCTGACGACGTTCTAGACTAGATTGACTGAAGCCCATAGCGAGAAAGTCAGCCCGGGCCCTAGCCTTCATACTCTCAGTAACGATGGCCGTAGGGCGACGATAGTTCTCGGGGGCTACCTTACTCTCATAAGATGTAACAGCCTTATCTAGATCGCGTCCCTCAGTAATATCAGTCAGCAGAGTACCGATAGCTGTATTGCGGATATGGCTAAATTTAGTAGACATCGCCCAGCAGAAGGTTTTATACTGCTCCTCGGTAAAATTAGGATTACGCAGGCGATTCTGGCGATTGGCCTCTTGTAGGGCAAGAAACTTAGTTAACAGTGGCTTAAACTCAATACCGCGATAGAGAGCACCTTGATCGATGAGTTCGAGGACAGTATTCACTGAGTCAATAGAGATCTCTTCTAGATCTCGCTTGAGGCCCGCCGCCTTATTACGGGCATCACTCTGACTACCATTTACATCATCAGAGGCATAGGCTGTAGGAAACTTATAGTATAGATGATGCCACTTAATAGTGGTACCGTCCTCTAGACGCTGCAAGTCACTCGCGTGCCCTACGGTCAATTCACTACGACTTAATAAGAACGTGTCTCGAATGCGGGCCCCTGTCACTAGAGCATTGAGCTTATCAACAACTCCCTGTAAGTAACCTGGTACAGTTACATTCCACATACTGATGAGATTATAATTCTCATCTGGTTTAACGATGCCCCCTGCCTTCTTAATAAATTGTCGGCAGGCCATACAGTTATGCGCCTGTCGCTCGTGTGAGGGGAAGGCATCGAGGTAGGTCTGCCAGAGCATATCTCCTGGTACGTCGACAACAAATAAGGGCTGCTTATCCTTAGACATATCGTCTAATTGCTTAATACATGCAGCCTGGATATCACGGAAATCAATTGTAGTAATCATAAAAATACGGGGCCGAATCCCGTTGTTATAGTTTCCACGATTCTCCTTTGAAATATTTTGATGCACAAATATGAAAGTTAGCTCTGATTATCTCTAGAGCTACATTTAAGCATCACTATACAAAGGTTTTTCTTCTTTAATTGAATTAATTAAAAAATCAATTAAATTGCTGGTAATCTCTTCCATAGCTATCTCCTGTGTATTTTATTCTATATCTTGACATTCTCTGCTTCCTAGTGACACTATATTATTGATGCAGTGTTATTTTACTTGCTAGGTGGTAGAGAGGCCCTTTCATATGCGGGGGCCCCACCTAATAAATATTTTACACCAAAATTAAAAACCTGTGCTATAATAGTAGAAGGAATGGCTAAGGTTCCTTAAATCGCCGATAGGCGATACCGATGACCTCCTATACCGCCCTCTCATTTGCCTTAATCAGTTGATTGATGTAGGCATCAGAGAGGGGCTGGTATCTATAGACTAAAAGACACAGTGAGCCGTGAAGTCCGAGCGGGACGGGGTAAACCCAGTTCCAATTAATTTTAAACCCTATTAGGGATTGAAATAACGCTCTCCGTAAACTCGGATGGCAATACGGCTAGGCTCTTAAAGTCCTCTATATCCATAGTAACGACGCTTCGATTATTATGAGTAGTGATGAATAGACGGCACCCCTGCGCCTGAGCAGTAGCCCACTCATCTTCAGTAGGGCCTAGTGTATTACGCCGGGCCACCCGCGTCTTATGTTCTATACGCCAGGTCTCCCCATCTATAACAATAGAGCCATCCCCGTCTCCGAAGATGGCCCCACTGGCCACTGTTGCTCTTGCACCTAGATCGCGTAACACGCGTTTCTCAGTGACGCGTCCTATCTTCGATGCAGTGTTACTCTGCTTGCGACGGGGCGGAGGGGGCTTCTCATATGCGGGGTGACTCTTAATAGAGGGGCTACCAGCCAGTGGTAAATAGGCCAGCTCACCCTCTCCTATCTCAGCTCTACATTTATGACATGCTATATCCAGATTACGGCAGGCCTGCTGCCACTCTAGTGGACAGGTCATGCTACGCCGGCGTATACTAACTGTAGCGGTACGGGCGCAGTGCCTACGGCTACTAGCTGTATCCTAGCATCGACTATGTCTACGTTATTAAAGTGATAGAAGCCAGCTACTACTTTTGGTAGATTAATAATAGTGCTACCATCATTAATAACACTGAGGTTAACAGAACCTGTCTCACACGAGAGACCTATTACCTGTAGTGAGGTAATATCGATTAGATCAACCCATACTACTGCGCCGGGGCTCAGGGTTAGAGTAACCGTTCTAGGCAGCGTGGTATCTGTAAATGTGTAACTAGCAGAAAGCTGTGTATACAATCTACCACGTGTACCCTTAAATTCAACCGAATATTGCATTAATTTAATCCTTTATACAGTATCCAACATACAATCTCGGCATCTCATTAGACTTAACTCGATAGAGCTGACTAACGTATAACTCGTATCCATCCTCTATCTCGTAGCTAGTCCTTAGACCACTATTAGGCCTAAGGACTATACCATTCAGGTGGTGCCAATCACTATATATAGTAATTGGCACCTGATGGGGATTTGCTATATCCATATGCCACATTTCGCTACTCACTGATACCTCCATGCTTACAGTACGCCATACACCGATAGTATAACCAAATTAACCACTAGCTACAGTTCTATGCCAATTATACTATCGGTGAGTAAGGGAAGTCCCCTTACTTGTGCTGAACTCGACAATAACTTTCTAGAGGCTGCTAATCGCGCCAATCATACGGGAACACAGGCAGCCAATACTATATACGACTTATCTGACACAGTGCGGGCGTTTGCATTTATTGCCGACATGCTGGCTGATATAGCCACTCTAGAGAATGAACTAGAGGAATTACGCGACGACCTATTCGGCGATGGTGAGTTACAGCAGATCATTAATAACATACAACAGTTAGTCAATGATCTAATTAATAACCTAGCTGCTGCCGTAGGTGAGCTAACTATAATACAGAACCTACAGACATGCTGCGATACTAACACAACTGCTATCAGTGGTTTACAGACTCAATTTACTACATTGAGTAATCAATTAACTGCTCAGATAGACACTATCAATTCCACAGTCAGCGATATAAACAACAGGCTCAATCTAGAGATACCCAAGATAGTAGCATTACAGAATACTGTAGGTAGTCTACAGACACAAGTAACTAATCTATCGAACACTAAGGCTAATATAGATAGTCCTTACCTAACGGGTAACCCCCGCACTGTATGGCCCACTGCTGATGACAGTATAACTCGAGTAGACTGGGTTAACCAGACCATAGCGGCTAGCTTCAGCCAGGCGGGCCCCCCAGTAGGTTCTATAATCATGTGGGCGGCATGGAGCTACCCTACTAATTGGATACCACTGGATGGGCGGGCGATCAGCAGGGCAGACTACCCGGCGCTATTCTCGTTGATAGGTACTGGATACGGTAGTGGTAATGGTTCTACTACCTTCAACCTCCCTAATATGCAGGCCCGCTTCCCTATAATGATAGGTAATGGCAGGACTCAGGGATGGCTAGGGGGTGAGGAGAATGTTACTCTCAATGTTAACCAGATGCCTCTTCACAGTCACGCAGTTTATGACCCTGGGCACAATCATATAATCAGCGACAATGGCCACGCGCATAATACGGAAACCCACAGACACCGGCACGATTTCCTAACCCATACAGTAGGTGGCGGAGAAGCAACACGTCAGCCTAAGAGTGGTAGCGGTGAGGACCGCTCCACAGGAACCCGTCAGACTAGTGAGGCTGATGTTAACATTCGAGTATACCAGTCTAATGCTAACATTGGAATCAATCCCAGTGTGGCTAATGTCAGTATATACGGAACTGGGGCCGACCAGGCACACAATAACATGCCGCCATTCATAGCTGTCGTATTCCTAATACGCGCACGTTAACGACTCAAGAACTCATCTCGACCATTCTCAACTACGCGTATAACGTGAGTAAGGTCGAATAGTGGATTAACCTCAGCTATACTATTGGCCCACTCATTAGCTATCACACGATAGTTGATATGGCCCCCTACTCGAGAGCGAAGCTGACATACATACGCCATATGCTTATGAGAACCACCTATACAGTATCGTATATTATGGGCTAGTGGTATACGGTACTGTATGGCGGGGCCATCTAGTGTCTCGTAATATTTATCCAGCATCTCCCTATAACGCTCAGCTATAGGGAGATCCTCTACATAGATTGGTAGAGTATAACCAGTATCTCCTCGTAATAGCTCTACATTAGTTAGAGCAGGAAAGTACCGCCATATACTGCGGTGACGGTTGAAGTCGCGGGCCGCACCCACATCCATATAACCACTCATGTACATATGCGGTGCATTGAACTGAGTAGGTAATCTATCGTAATGCCGCCACTTAGTCAACTCCTCTTGCAGCGTAGCTAGTAGTCTTCTATTAGTAGATAGGACTAGGGCCGGCCGATACACATCATTCTGGAGTAATAGGGCGAGGTTACCGACGATATCGCAGTCTTGCTCCTGTACAATTACTAGCTTTGAGCGATAATAGTCATCTCCCACGTTAACAGTGAGAGATGACTGAGCTGCCCGCGCCATATTACCTAGACTAGCGCTTAGGTCATGCCGTGCCTCTGCATGACGTATGAGTCCAGGGGCACCTGCCACGTAACCCTGGGCCTCTAGCTCAGGACAACCACCCAGTAGTTGCTTCAGCATGTGCCCAATAGCACTGTACAACTCATCGGGCCCCGAGTTAATTTGATTACTCAGTAGGTCACTGATGAATCGACTCCACGTCTCGGCATCCGATGTGATACCCAGACTAGTGCGGGCTCCCATAGGTAATAGATACCGCGTACAGTCCAGCGTACGAGCATCGAGTGCCTGTACCTGGCGTTTATCACTCATGTTTACGCTGTAAGCACGGGCCAGCGCCTCTCGAGTGGGCTCATAAAGCTCCTCATACGCGCTGAATAGATAGTCCATTGACTCGTCATAGGACTCATCACCGACTCTATAGTAATCCCCCATCTTCTGATAACGAGTACTGCGCTCTTGCCCTGCCCCTAGAGGCATAGTATTGAACAGATAGAACGCAAACCATAGAGGAATACCTTCAAAGCACACCGATAACATGGCCAGGCCCTGTACACTACCGTGACCATAATTATAGAATATATTATGAAGACGTTTATCCGCATCTACTCCCCGTGCCTCATCGAGTAGATTCTCTACTGACTCAGCGCTGCGAGAATATCGTGCCATAGTATAGGCTATAGTGGCCTCATACCTCTGCCCCGGGCGGGCCACAGGGCAGAGGACTTTAATATTGCGCTCAGTATCAGTAATACAGGCAAGCCCTAATTGACTATCATAATTATAATTCACCTACAAAGTCCTCGTGAATAAATATAAAACTAGAAGCACTTAAACACTAACTTAAGAATGTACTTAAAGGCATTAATTAATCTGAAGGATGCCCCATTAAACATGAATGCACCACATAATGATAAGGCCTACACTATTCACCTAGCTCCGCACACTCTGGTTAAAGAAGCTATACCGCAGGTCACTGATTTCCTATGGCAGAACACGTTTAGTCTGACTCTATTTATTATAATCTTTATTGGGCGATGGATATTCCGCAATCAGATAGAGCGTAGGTACGCTATACAAGATCTGATACGCCATGTTAGCACTATAGATAAGGACATCTATATCCTTGATCTACTCAACCAGATACGGATTACAACGGCGTCCGATAGAGTCTTACTCCACCAGTTCCATAATCCTGGTTGCAGTATATCTGGTCTTAAGTTCCTCAAGATGACGTGTACTCATGAGAGTCTGGCTCCTGGTATTAGCAGTATAGCTAATCTCTATAGGCAGGTATTAATTAGCGACCATTGCTATGACCTGCCTACTCTAGTGCAACACGCTAGTACCCGATCCTTCATGAAGACTGATGCTAACTCTACACTACTTAGCTTTAAGCAGCGGGCCCACCTAGATATAATAGGAGTGCGACATCTATACCAGCAACTACTATTAGATGAGGATAGCCCTATAGCTCTCATTAGCGTTCACTTCATAGGGGAGGAGAGCACAGCTATGGATACCACGCAGGTGAATGATATAGTTAATATAGTGACCTATAATCTACTCACTGTCTAATAGACGCTGCCGTCTCTTCTCAGCGAGCCGCTGTTGGGCCTTCAGTCCGCCCCGACGACCTATCTCTCTCATATGCTCTCTATCCTGGGCTGTCTTCTCACCGCCGCGGCGCCCCATACTAGACGCTGTATCTGAATTAAACTTAGCCATAATTATCTACTTAATGTGATTAAGTAGGTGGCCAGAATTAAATATAGGATAAACATAAGTTGGGTTGAAGGCCTAACACTCGTGTGGGTTACGCTACCGCTAACCTATCCTACAAATAATTGTGCTCTCCTACCTAAGTAAATTACTATGGCTGTGAGCATGGCATTATGTAGGCCATGCTCAAAGACTTCTTAAATAGACTCGCGTAGGCCTGTAGAGTTTATAGACCGCACCCAGTGTAGGGGGCTAGTTGTCACTTACCGCCTAGTCCTTCAGTTTCGAGATTAATAGGAGTTACTGGTGAATTAGTCGGTGGACTAACTAATAATTGAGTAACTGATGGTACGAGGTCTGCGATAGCCTGCCACGCGTGATAGAGGCCCAATACACAGAGTACATCACCGATACCCATTACCCCCGCTGCGTACACAAGGCGGCCAATAATAACTGCTAGACTATAGGCCAATAACAAGCCGATAGTTACAAGCAGTGTGCGCAGCTTCACCTTGCCGAATTTTTCCAATAGATAGTTGATGAGATTCATAATAGTCAATAAGTTGTAATTGTAGTTTACGGGAACAATACTATTCTACAAGCTTGTACGCGGCTTCTAGTTGCGATTCTACTAACTCAGCGCATACATAAGCTTTAGCCAAATCTCCTATTAAGATAGCATCAGCGTCTCTGACTGCCAACGTCTCTGCTAATTTAATTAGTGGGGCCTGCTCTTCTAAGGTAGCACTAACTTGTTCTAAGGTGACATTAGTTTGTTCTAATTCTAGGGCTAGACGCCCCGCCTCGAGTAAGCCTTCACCATAAGTAGTAGGAATCTTGAAGTCACTAACAGAATAGCGGCCAGTCTTGCGAATGGTAGGTAGTACTTCTTGTACTACCCAATCTTGAAATAACTCTGCCTGTGGTTTGCGGCTGCTGAGTACTAATCTATATAAGCCAGATTCTGAAATGGGTTAATAGCTCCCGCATGGAACGCAGGGCTATATTAATAACAGCGTGTGCGCCTAGACTAAAACCTTAACCTGTTGAGGGTTTCTTCTAACGCCACTTCTTGTATTTTGTATCGCGGGTGTGATGGGATTAAAGTGCATAGAATTACGCGCGGAGTTCACATTCTCTGTGGATATGAATTGACAGGTAGAGCCCATGACATGAGCTGCTGTTAAATAACAGCCTAGGAAGGCACCTGTATCAATCATAGCTCGGTTATTAATTAATAGCGGATGCTTAGTAGTGACATGACCATTAACAACTAACGGCCAGTTCGGCTGGCCGTTGAAGTACGGATATAGTACCTCGTCTACGCTGGTATTCTGCTTATCGGCCTGACCTCGAATACTGCGTAGGTGAATCTGTCTCTGTATAGAAATAGGGTCAGACTTACCCACATACTTATAGTCGCAAGGAGAGTGATGAACAGCAGAGGTACGACTGCGGGATACGAGGTAGGGCACACTTGCTTTATAGATCTCGCTAAACATGTTACGCTGCATGCGATTAGTCCTAGCTGTAGTGAGATAATCGAAGAAGCGAAGGTTATTAGGCTTCGCATCATCCATGTGCTGCATAATATAGAGCTCGTGATTACCTAGTACAACTCTGAAGTCAGGGTGACCTAGATTAGAGTACACGAATCTAATAACGTCAGCAGAGCTGGGGCCCTTATCCACTAGGTCTCCGTTGAGCACTAATTGCATGGGGTAATAAGTAATCTCATCCCCTGCAAATAAGAAGCCCGCCTTTCTAAGTAGCGCACGCAGATGGCCGTAACAGCCATGAATATCCCCTACTACTAGGGCCTCATCACTCATAGTGTAGTGAGGCACTTGCTCTACACTAAGCGTTATATCTTCCTGCCGTTCTATAAAATGACTGAGCTCAACCCCTACGCTGCTCTCGGCATTGAATAGTAGTTCTCCTATGCCGTAGTGATGGCAGCCCGCCATCATTATAACCTGATCGGCCTCTTCTTGATTCTTAATTTCTACTAGCACGTAGTGCGCTGAGAGAGAGCTAGGATACGATATCGTATCCTCTAATAGATGAGGGCCCTCTACATAAAGGGCCCCTACTTCCTGAGCGGCCCTCATTAATATTTTCTTCTTTCGTGAATATGGCCTCACAACCATATATACGGTGTGAGCCTTCATGTTAATCATGGCTATACTCCAATTGTGTGATTGATCTTGTGTACCACAGAAAATCGCCTGATAGTGAGGTTAGCCAAATTAATACTTAGGCTAACACACTCCTGGCGAGGACGATTACATAATTGACCTCCATCAATTAATGATAAAGCCAACGGGTTGAAGATTAACTTAATCATTAATTGATGGAGGTTAGTGACAACTATTATATTCAAGGTAAATAATTGGTTAGTCTGCTGTATAACGTAAACGCCTTAGATAGTTACCAATATGTCTAGGAACATCATCTACATTGTACATAATTACGCACAATATATAAGATAACATTGCATAGTCACTCTTCTTAATACGAGGCTCTATATCTGGGTACCTATGATATATTTCTTGCATGGCTTCAGTCACAGTTTGCATATTTATTAATTAGAGGCTTCATCAGGCCTGACTGAATAATCAATAGCCTGTATATGCTTCATAATAAGATATCAAGTAATGTATTGATGCCCTCAATGGTGCAACTGAGGGCATCGGCCTCTATAAAGCGTATCTCACCACCTACACGATGAAAGGCCTGGGCCTTCTCTTTATCGAGGGGCCGCTCCTTATTGGTAAATACTACCTCCTCTGTCTCTTGCTGTAGAGCGTAGTTGATAGCCGTACGATAGAGGTCCTGGTCTACTACGTAGCGAAGGGCTGTTTCGTTAGGGTTAAGCCCATCTGTCACGTAACGGCGGCCCACTACTAAGAAGGGACTGTTCTGATAACGCACTACTAGAACAGTCCAGTACATAGTACCATAGTGTGTGCCCTGGGCCCACGGACTAGTAGCCACTACATTTATGGTGATGTCAGGAATGGCATCTTCTATACTCAGGTGAGTATAGGGGGATAACTCTGGGAAGACAAAGGGTAGTGCTGTTCTGTCTTGTCTAATGGCGGGCAGTGCTAATACAGTATTAAGCAACATGTTCTTTTGCTAACTCGTAGTATATTATTAACGCGTCCTCGGTAACCTCAGACTTTATATCGATGTGTGTACCAGAGAACGTTACTATAAGAGGAGGATGGCCGCGCTCCTTCATCTTATTCTCTATCTGCTGCCATACAGACAGTTCGGCATCATCTTTGGTTATACCGTCCTTATACTGCCGTGCTGCGATTAGTTGATTAACTATGCGGGGCAGCTTATCGACAGCATCGGGGGCATCCATAATATCCTTGAGGATACGACGAGCCTTCATGTAATTACTCATACGCAACATTGAATCCCTAGCAACAGCCAGTGCTTCATCGCTGTACCAGTCCCAGAAGTCTATCTCATCATTGATAAGAACTAGCTGATATACACCAGCCGGTTCTAACACTAGCGTTGACCTTCTCATGAGTTTGTTATGGCTACTAACTACCTCTAGGTCCTCATAACAGAGGTTGAGAGCTAATAGAATACTCTCAGCGCTAGCATAGCCTTCAATAAATTCAATAGAGACATTGTTATATTGCTGTATCAAGACACACGCCTCCCTTGTATGGGCATTAATTACTATCATCGGCGCTGAGATTTGATGTATCAGCGCTATTATCTAATCTACTATTGGTATTCTTATGGGGGGTGGGGGCCCAGTCTCCGTATCCCGTCGTGGCGTGTAGCCTGGTACCAGCGCCCTTGACATCCTCACCGCCGTAAACGGACGGTGATTCCCAAACCTCACGATTTGGGTTTCTGCTTCTTTCCCGAAGGATTTTTCGCACCTGCCTTAACA